TCTGGTATATTTAAATTTTCAAATACAGGGAGACATTCTTTTCCTACTGTCTCATACTTGACTATCTTTTTATTATTTTCTAATACTTTTCCGACAGGATTCTTTAACTGTTGTTCTCTTGTAGGACACTCTGATATTGCATCATCAGTTTTAGGAGCTGGTGGTGCTTTGGTGTCTGTTTTAGTATCTTTTTTTGCCTCAGGAGATTTGATAGGTGGAGGTGGAGGAGACTCTGTTGTTATATCTAATTTATTTGGATCATAATCAATGGGATAAAAACTAGGTGTTCCAGCATCACAGAATGTCTGAACACCATCCTTATCTTCTTCTTTGAGCGTTTGATTCTCACCACTATCTCTATGAGACTCAACGCAGCCTGGTATATTAACAATAGGAACACCCACCTGTGAAGTCACGGGTGGGTAAACTGGTAGTGCCTGTGGAGGATTAACCATCCAATCAGGCATTACATTAATATTTAAATCACGAATATCACTAATACGAATACCCGTATCCGGAATAAAAATTTCAGGGATATCCATTAGAAAGGAAGTCCACCTCCACCCATGGGAAGAGCACCACCAGTAGCGCCGGGGAGCTCAGGCATACTAGAATCCATCATATCAGGAAGGACATCTGTAATCGCCTCACCAGCAGCTGCTGCAATTTGATTCTTCGCATTCTCAATTAAGGCATCTTTTTGGGTATACACATATGCCCCTACACCAACAATACCAGCGGTGCCAGCAAAGGAAAGAATTGCTAAAACGTTGATTAATTTTTGCATGATCGATAATATTTTATCTATTTAACAGTCATTGAATACACTGCCAACGGTAGAACCCACAGTGGAACCTACTCTACCACCTAAAAGTGATACCCAACCAGCTGCTAACCATCCAACATATGGGATACCAATAACAGCAGGGACACCAACACCAGCAGCGATACTACTTCCTGCCATTGCACCTTGACTCCGTGCCCCAGCGTCCGCCACGATACACTCTATGTCTTTTGCAGACTTTCCCTCGCCATCTACGGCACCTCCTAGATTTCTAGTGCCATCCATAGTGAATTGATCTTGACGCCATTCACGACGACTCTCTGTGCCACCACCAAAGAATCCTTTCTTATTTTTATCTAATGATAGAGATTTTTGAGATTCAAGTATAGCAGGATCGTTTGCTTTATATTCTATACTATAACCTTCTTTATCTGCCTCTACCTTATACGATGAATAATCACCCGCAGGAAAGTTGATGACTGGATATTCTGGTCCATTGGGTTTGATGAGATGCCCCAGAACACCAATGTGTGCTACGGCAACAACACCACCAACTCCTAATGCAGTCCATTTAAAGAAGGTCATAAGATTATACGGTAGGTTTTACAGGTGGTTCACTATCTTTTGTGGTGAACTGAATTGGTGCTTGTTCAATACGAATAGTTTGTGCAGGTGCAGTTTGTGCTGCGGCAGCAATCAATCTTTCCATATCTGCTTTACTGATACCACCATTGGAAGATCCGTTTCCATTTCCATTTCCATTCTTCTTTGCTGCCTGAACACCAAAAGTCGCTAACACCCCGGTCAAGTCACTTGCGATAAAAGTTGGATCTAGTTTTTGTTCTGGAATACCGAGTACGGGTGGTAACTGAATGTATGCCAGCGTAAGTATTCCCCCAGACCAGACAAGGATGCCAAGCCTAACAAAAGTAGAAAGAATATCAAGCTGTTCTTCTTTGTCACTTGCTGCCTCCTTCATCTTCCCAAGAATACCTTTCTTCTTGGGATCCTCTTTTTTGATTTCCTCTGGCATTTGACATAAGCAAAGTCAATCTATTTAGATAAATAACCTTCTTTAACTAGATACTCGCGTGTCAGTGGAGTAGGAGTATATACATTCCACATCTCACCAGCAGCACATGCATCTAGTGCTGCCATAGTCATACCCTCAGTATGACCTGCCCAGTATGCTTCTTTCTCCCAAGGAATCGCACCTGGTTGAAGCATATAAGTTCTTTTTACAATGTTTTGATACATAGGAGGAACTTGATCCTCAGGGAGAATAATAGCAATCAAACTATTATCAATAGTTCCTGCCATACAATCTTGTGCAGCGTGCCATCCTTCATGTCGCATCACAGACATCAGTGTGCCAGGACGACCCATGAATGTTTTGTTCAGATAGAAGTTATTACTCACAGTATGATAGACACCACGATGTCCTACTGGGAAATACTTCTCATCTGCTAGAAACACCTTAACTCCGACCCTATTGAGAGAGGTGAGCATTCTGTTGAACTCGTTAGAAACAGGAGTAAAACTAGCAGTATTGGAGTAGTTACTAGAAATATCAAGGAGAGTCGTGATTTCTTTGACATCATCTGTGCATTCTTGGAGTAACATACACCCCATTGAATGATTAGTGTAATAGTCATTCTCCTTAATAGGATCTGCCATTACGGGTGATGCTAATAGCAGTAAACTAAGAATCCATTTTTGCATAATAAGCCTCAAAATACTTTACAATTCCAAAAGAAGTTTTATGTCCCTGTGACACCCAGTCATGAGCACACTCATAGATTGATTTTGTAGAATATTTGGGAACACATCCTTCCATCGGTCCACCAAATTTTGAGAGAAGAATTTTTAATACTTCTTCTCTTAACTTCAATCGTTCTTCTTCATAACGCCAATCATCGTTCATGGAAGTTTTCCGATGCACCAATGGGGTCTAACTGTGTTGTTGTTTTACCACTCTTGGTTGCCATATCATACATCACTTCATGGATATTGTCGGGTTCTTCAACTTTCCAAGATCCACCAACACCTCCGTCCATATTTACAATGATGTTACCAGGATCTTTCATTAGTTTTTGATACTCCATTTGAGTTTCTGTTAAAATTGGTTCACTAAACCAATTGTCATAAGGTGTAATAACTGGTGCTGGATACGTCATTGCCAGTGATAGTGATAGAAATTACCTTTGGGGGAGCACATAGGATCCTCAGAAGGAACTCTATATGCAAGTTGTGATTGACCTTTGAAGTTAGTCCTGTCACCTATAATAGCAAAAGCTTTCAACATATTATCGTTGCTTTTAAGTCTTGCAACAACCTCTGGATTAGCAGCAGGTCTTTTATATAGGAACCCCTCATACTGTCCAGGTGCATACACTACATCCGCGACAGTATTAGGATACAGTGGAGATTTTACTCGATTAATAATCGATGCTGCTACACAGTATTCATCAAATGAACCAAGATGAGTTTCAACTTGAACTGTTCTGGCTAGATGATCGTAGTCAACTGCACTAAGTGCTAGAATTGTTTCCAGAATCATGATAGTCTTTACGGTAGTAGCGTCCCAGGATGTTGCTATTATAATATGCAGGGGTGCCGTCTGTCAAGCTTTCGGAAAGGACAGAATTGATGAAGAGTTGTCTTGTCTCTTCAAAATTAACTCTTCCTTTTGTGGAGTGTATGGAAATAATCTCTCGTTTATAAGCGGAGTTCCCAATCTTCTTTCGTTCTTCATTAAGTTCATCAGAGCTTCCGTAATATTTTTTCCAGTCGCTCTCACTTGTAACTCTCCGACCCCCACTTCTAGGCTTTCGTAGTTGCCAAAAGTATTTGCGGCCGATGTATTGTTTGCCTGATTGTAGATTTGTAATCCGATAGACAAAACCGAAAGACTTACCGATGTCACTAGTAGTAAACGGTTTACCCTGATACGTCCACGGGTTGTCATAAAGAACTTCTTCATTCTCAATACCTATATTCTTCAATGATATTCAAAACTTTGTCGAGATATTTATGTGCCATATCTCGATCCCCTTGCCACACTGTATCAGGTTCTTCGTATACTTCGTCTTTCAATTTAATGACGCGATTTCTCATCTCGTCCTTGGTAAGCATATTTTTAGGCATCACAGTCGATTGTTTTGATGATATTTTTCATAGTCCAACTTCATTGCTTGAAGTTGATTGGCTTGTGCTAGGGACTGGGGTCCTTCGGTAAGCAGTTGTACCTGTGATTCAGATAAGATAGCACCTTTCCAAGAGAGATACGCTTCTCTCCATGTACCTTGTTCTTCATTTTCGATTAGCATTAGAGTTGGAATCCAGTAAATGTGTTCTTTTTGACATCCTGTTTGATGCCACCGACAACATAAGATTCAACCTCAGTTTCCTGTGGAGCAACTTGGAGACCCTTAGAAGAGATCCAGTGTTGTGTCCAAGGAAGTGGATTATTCTTAGCCGCAATATCATACACAGGTTTTAGTCCAATCGATTTTAACCGACGATTGGCAATCCATTCAACATATTGATGTAAAAGTTTATCATTCAAACCAATCATGCTGCCATCTTTGAACAGATATTGTGCCCAACGCTTCTCTTCGTTGACTGCACGATCATATAAAGCGTATAACCATTCCTTCTCTTCATTATAAATCTTCTTCATATCTGGGTCATCACCCTTGGCCCAGTTATTAATAATATTCTGAGTCAATACTAGATGCTGGTTTTCATCCCTAGCGATGAGGGATATGATTTTAGCAGATCCTTCCATGAGTTTGAGCTCACCGAATGCAAATGAGCACGCGAAGCTAACATAGAATCGTATTCCTTCCAGAACGTTGACATTTGCAACTGCTCGGAAGAGTTTCCGTTTGAGTTCATACCTTTCTTGTTTAAAAGAACCGGCACCGTCAAGCGCATGTTCCCATGCGTTAGATGAACCATACTGTTGAGCGTCTTTGATAAAGAGGTTATACGCTTCTGTGACGCTCTCAGCGCGTTCTAAGATACGCTGATCTGTTAGGATGGTATCAAACACACTACTGGGGTTTGAATACACATTCTTGATGATATAAGTGTAGGAGCGACTATGGATCATCTCCATAAACTCCCACACAGTCATAGCCGCCTCCAATTCAGGCAGAGAACAGTAAGGAATGAATGCCATTCCCGGACCTCTACCCTGAACACTATCCAACATAACTTGATACTTCAAGTTTGAAGTAAAGATATGCTTCTGTTCGGGACGTAGTGATTGATAATCACCACGATCTTTTTGTAAAGAGACCTCTTCTGGTCTCCAAAAATAACCCAGTTGTTGAGTTGTCAACCTTTCAAAAATAGGATACTTATATGAATCATACCTCTGAACACCAAGAGGAGCACCAAAAAACATTGGTTGTTTCATAGTGTCAACTGGCGTCTTGTTAAAGACAGTCATACCTTCAATTTTTCTATCGTCGTTTAGTTTGAAATCCATTTAGTACCCTATTTGATCCAGTAATCTGCTGCTACACATATTCTCATTTTATTTGTTTTCCCAGGACCCCCAGGTAAATGAGGCATCATAGAAGGAAAGATAAACCATTCGTTTTTGATGAGGGGTAAGTTGAAGAAATCATTTTTTGAAAGGTCAGGACTGTTTGAGAATTTAGTGGTCTCTGCACCATCCGGAAGAGACAAGTATAGCACACCAGACAACCTGTAACAATCATGGTTAGATGTGTGTGAGTGCCAGAAGGGATAAATCTCATTTTCCTTACCTTGGGGTAACAAATCTTTCTCCATGTCAGTCCAACTAACATAGATCCACCCAGTAACTTTATGATCAACAACTATATTCCAATAAGTTTGACATGCATTGACAAAGGATTGTTCCAGCCTTTTTACAACGGGTTTATCAAACTCTTTTAAAATGTTATTGGAATCTTCATCAAATATGGGACATTGAAATCCTGGTTTATTTGGGTCACCTTTTGCATACTGACACAAATCAATCAGTTCTTCAATATCCTCATGACATAATCCTGCGTTATAATGTCGTATATTTAGTTTACTAAACGGCGCAGGACTCACATTCACCTTCATCAGCATTTTCTAGTTCTGCCATTAATGATTGCACCGTGTCTGGTTTGTCTTCTACTTCATCAGTCTTTTGATCGTGAGTGTTCTGATAGTAGGAAGTCTTCCAACCGTACTTATATGTAGTTAATAGATCATTTGCCATGACTGATACCGGCACTTCATTGTCTGGATAGTGCTCTGGATTGTATGACCAGTTGCCACTGATTGCTTGATCGAAGAACTTCTGCATCATAGCAACAACGTTGATATATCCGTTGTTGTTAGGCATTTCCCACAACAATGTGTAGTTATTTTTTAATGTAGCATACTGCGGTACAATCTGTTTAAGAGGCCCTTTCTTGGACTTTTTAATGGACAAGTAATCACGTGGTGGTTCGATTCCATTTGTTGCGTTTGACACAACGGAACTGCTCTCCGAAGGCATCTGTGCGGACAGTGTTGAGTGTCTGAGTCCGTGCTCATTGATAGATGCCCTAAGAGACTCCCAATCATGCTGCAACTCCGGATTTGAAATAGAATCTACATCCTTTTTGTATGTATCGATTGGAAGAATGCCATCAGCATACTTAGTACGACCAAAGTTATCACACCATCCTTTCTCTTTGGCAAGTTCGTTGGATGCTTTCAAGAGATAATATTGGAATGACTCAGAGAGTTTGTGAACTGCGTCCCATGCCTCCTGTGAGTCGTAATTATATCCCAACTTAGCAAGATAATGTGCAAGACCAATGAAACCGATTCCAAGCGATCTACGTGCCTTTGTACAGATCTCTGCTGCACGCACTGGATACTCCTGGTAATCAATTAATTCTTCCAGACCACGAACTGCAAGGTCACAAAGACTCTCCAACTCTTCATCATTTCTAATAGTTCCTACATTAACAGCAGAAAGAATGCACAAAGCAATCTCACCTAACTCATCATCGATATGGTTAAGTGGTACAGTGGGGAGAGTGATCTCTTGACACAGATTACTCATCTCAATCTTATCTTTGAATGAAGAGTGAGAGTTGCAATGGTCGATATTCATGATATACAAACGACCAGTCTCTGCTCTCTCTTTCAAAATGTCTAGGAAGAGTTCTTGTGCCCCGATAGTCTTTCTTGGAACAGACTCATCTCGTTCAGCAGCAACATATAGATCATCGAACCTGTCAGTACCAAAGGAATCATACAAACCCGGTACGTCATGCGGTGAGAACAAGCTAATTTCTCCATTCTGGATGAAACGCTCGTAGAAAAGTTTTGAAATTTGGATTGAGTAGTCAAGTTTGCGTACCCGATTGTCTTCTGTACCTTTGTTGTTTTTGAGAACAATGATGTCCTCTATTTCTTGGTGCCAGATAGGAAAGTGAACTGTAGCAGA